TTGACTAATAAAAATAGAGACTTGGATGCGTTACCTGTGTTAAGACAAGTTTGGAACTTGATTGACTTAAAGAATATATCAAGACTAAAAAATACTACTGAGGTATTGACTCTGGCTTTTGAGATTTTCAAATTGATTGAGGATACTGTTCCGGCTTCAAAATCTGATAGTAAGGAACGTGGTGAGAGTGAACAACAAGAGACTGAGGATGAATCTAACGACAATAGTGGTAATGGTTCTCAAGGTGGTGACTCAGATGGTGATGGTGAATCTAAAAATGATTCTCAAGGTGGTGACTATACAGATGGTGACGCAGAGGGTGAAGAATCAAATGGTAATAAAACATCCAAAGGTAATGGTAGTCTTAGTGACAGACAACGTAATCAATTAGAAAAAGCCATCAAGAAACAAAAAGAGTTTGGTAATGGTGAAATCAAAAAGAAACGTATTTCCAAAAAAGATAATGCTGATGTAGAAACTATATCTGAATCTGGTGTTGACCAACGGATAGCAGGTAAAGATTATTCACATTACAATAATCCAAATAGAATCACAAAAACAAAAGTAACAGTAATTAAAAAGCTGACTAAAAAATTATGTGAATCTCGAATATTTGATAGTATATTATGTAGACCTACAAGTTGGCAATTGAATTGTAACTCAGAAGCCGTTTCTAAGGGTGTTCAACTTGGAACTATTTTAGGTAAAAGATTAAAAGTTAGGTCTGAGGAACGTACCTTAGTTACTCCACGAATGAAATCAGGTAGAATATCAGGTAGGTTAATTCACGAACTTGGTATGGGTAATACAGATATATTTGATAACTTGATAATAAATAAACATAGACCGGCGTTGATACATATTTCGGTTGACGCTAGTGGTTCAATGGGTGGGGAGTTGTTTACAAAAACACAAACAGCAGTTGTTGCAATCGCTAAGGCGGCATCAATGACACCAAATATGGATGTAGTAATCTCATATAGAAGTTGTCACGAATCAAATAGGAATAGCACACCATTGGTATTGATAGCTTATGATTCTCGTATTGATAAGTTTAGTAAAATTACAAGTTTATTTAAATATTTAAGAGCTGGTGGAACTACACCTGAGGGTTTATGTTTTGAGGCTATATTGGATGAAATCACTAAAGGTGACCCAAGTACAGATAGATACTTTATTAACTTCTCAGATGGAATGCCCTGTTACAGTAGTAAAGAAATATATTACAATGGACATCAGGCTATAGAGCACACTTCAAGACAGATTAAGAAAATCAGACAAAGTGGTATTAAAGTTTTATCATATTTCATATCAAGTTACTACAGTTCAGATACAACTTTGGCTAATTTTAAAACTATGTATGGTAACTCATCACAAGTGATAAACATTACAAGTATGATACCATTGGCTAAATCATTGAATAAAATGTTTGAATAAAATATTAACAAACTTTAACAAAACCTTAACACTTTAGGGCTTGACTTTTTGGATATAATGTCGTATCTTAGTATTGTAAGTTGTTGAGGTGGTAAGAATTGAAAATTTTAAACATCTATTATTAAATAAAAATTATATATTATGGCAAAGTCTCAAAGATTTGTATTTTTAACAGTTGAACGAAATGATAATAAAGAATTGTTTTTAGTAGACTCCGCAGGTTCTAAGTTTTTCGTACCTGAAATAAACGAAAAGGGTACTTCACTTTATAAACGTGCAGTATCAGCTTCTAATAACCCATCTAAATGGTGTTTCAAGGCTCGTATAAGTGGTAATCTAACAAGTGGTACTTTAATGTTTTCTAAAGTTCCTGCTGAGAAGTTTAGTGGGGCTGAGCCTGTTACTAACTTCAATAAACCAAATGGTGGTTTGGAACAATATTCAGTTAATGTAACACCAACTCAATCTACAGATAGTGTTACTCCACCAGCTCCAGAAGAGTTGCTAAACTTTATTCACTCAGAGTCTAACGAACTAAAACCACAGATGTTATTTATGACAGATTTGAAATGGAAATATTTGATTCGTAACATCCTTAGAGGTAAGAACATTATGATGACTGGCCCCGCTGGTTGTGGTAAGACTATGGCGGCCAAAGCGGCGGCCAATTGTTTGGATGGTTACAATATGGAAATATTCAATCTTGGTTCAACCCAAGACCCACGTATTACATTGATTGGTAATACTCAGTTTGATACTAAAAAAGGAACTGTATTTAATCCATCACCATTCGTAAAAGCAATACAGACTCCAAATACAGTTATCGTTTTGGATGAGTTGACTCGGGCACATCCTGAAGCTCATAACATCTTAATGTCTGTTTTAGATAGTGGACAAAGATACTTGAGACTTGATGAGGCTTCCGATTCACCAATAGTAAAAGTGGCCGATGGTGTTTCGTTTATCGCTTCGGCTAACATTGGTAATGAATATACGGCCACTCGTCAATTGGATAGAGCGATTGTTGACCGTTTCACAATCATTGAAATGGATACTCTTAATATGGATGAGGAACATTCACTACTTAGTATGATGTACCCATCTGTTGATAGTTCACTTTTACAATCTGTGGCTGAGATAACCTCAATGACTCGTAGTGAGGTTAAAAAAGAAACTCCACAACTTACGAACTCAATATCAACTCGTTCAGCAGTAGAGATTGGTTCACTACTTTATGATGGGTTTAGTCTTGAAGAGGCCGCTGAAATAACAGTTTATCCATTATTTGATGAGGCTGGTGGAGCTGAATCTGAGAGAGTTTACATCAAACAGTTTGTACAAAAATTCATTGATAATAATACTAATGATGACTTGTTCAATACAAATGATGGTGATTTAGAAAATCCTTTTAATAATTAGATGTATATATGGTAGGCCCCATATTGGGGTTTACCTTTTTTTTAAATTAAATATAATGTAATGGATAGTGTAGATGCAAAGAACATAACCAAAATGGTAATAGAAACTCTTGATGAAGAGGGTGTCTTAGATAACAAATTTTTTGATGAACATAAATTCAGAAGTAGATGTTACAAAACTTTGATATCATCTGATATTAATGTAAAGGACTACGAAAAAATATTGGATTTGGCTATGTACATAGCTGATAGTATCGTAGTTGATAATATCAATTCTACTTTTAAAGGGTTAATAAACAAAGGTATTTTATCAGAAACCGAAAATGATTCTGGTGATATTTCATATAAATTAAATAATTAAACTTTAAAAAAATGGTTGAAAAAAACTTATCTGATGAGCAGATACAAAAAGAAATCGAACAATTGACACATCAAGCTCTTGAAGAGTTAGATAAAGGTTCTTATTGGGTTGAAATGGATGAAGATTATTTCAATGAATTAAGGGAACGTTTTGAAAAAGGGCCCGATGAAATTGGCCCACGACAGTTTAAAACGTACATAAACAACGATTTACCAATATATATGATTGTTATACCAGCAGGTAAACAACATAATGGTGATGAAAGCGTACAATACTTTCATACAATTGTTGAGGATTTAGAATTAGGTGAATGTAATGGTTCATATGGATTGATTACAGAAACTGAATTAGAGAACAAATATAATATTATTTATTTTAACTAAAACATTATTATGGCATATTACATAGCAAAAGTAAAGGTAGTTGTTTCAGATAACAACGGTAAACAAAAAAAGAATGTAGAACAGTATTTGGTAAACGCAGTATCGGTTACTGATGCAGAAACTAAGATTCACGAGGACTTTAAAAACACAGTCATTGACTTTGAAGTTTCATCGGTTTCAGAAACTAAAATTATAAAAGTTATTTAATCGGAGTAATCAATGAATTATATGACAGGCTCAATTGTTATATTATCTGTTTTTAATAAATTAAAAGTAGGCAAAGTTATAGATAAGTCACCAAACAAAGGTGGCTTTATCTATTCGATAAAAACTGAAGATGGTAAAATATATGATGATGTTTGTGTTAACGATACAAGCAACAGTATATTTATTCATTCAAGTATTACAAAATCATTTCTAAAATCACATGAAGGTGGAAATAACAAAGAATAAGTTAACAAGAATTAAGAAAAAAGTTTTGAAAGAATATCCAAAGGCTAAATGTATGATGCGTAATGGTGGGTATTATATATGGGATGGTTCTGATGATTACATACAGAACGAATATATGATACCATTACAACGTAGTTCAGCTATGGCTTGGTATTGGTTCAATGAAATAAACAAAACTAATACTAACATCCAACGAACTCATCCTAATAGAATGTGTTTGGATACATTCAACAAAAAGTTTGAAAGAATATCAAATCGTAATAAGAAAAAGTAATCACATTTAATAACATTTATTTCAATATTTATTTGTAGATTATTTAACTTAAAATATAAACAATGGCACGTAGAAAAAATTTCAAAGGTTCTGTAAATCACATACATGCAGTACCATCGGATATTAAGAAGAAACAAAACAAATTTGGTAAGAACTATTCAAGTATAGATTTTGGAATGTCTGATAGTATTAATGAATTCAATTATAGGGATAAATCTTTGCCAATCGGCTCACTTAAAATAGGTAACCTAGAAACTGAACTTACTTCTCACGAATGTAATAGAATAATATCAACACTTGAAAACGCATTATCAATTCACGATACGAAAATAAAGTTGGGTATAAAGTAGTATAATGGAACTCGGTACATTTTTAGTCAACGTATATAAGCGTGCGGTTGATAATATGGTATCTGATTATACCAAGGCAAGTCCTATTACTAATAATCAAGTGTACTATTTAGAAAAAACTATTATTAGTACATTCTTTAAATCAGAAATTAATGCTAATGATGAGTATATCACTAAGATGTTACGCCGGTTAAAATTGATACGGTTAACACTTCAGACAGATTCACTAAAATTAGGATTTGAAACTGTGTATCTTAAACACTTTATTAATTTATGTGATGAGTATATTAAGACTGAAAAACGAGTTTTACCAATGGGAGTATTAAAAATACTTAACATTATTTACAAAAGAAAAGGGGATATATTAGATATTTATAGAAAATAGATGTAGACTATGAGTATAAAAGAACCATTTATAAGTGATATCATTAAAATATTATCTGATGATGCAGATTATGAATCACAATTACAATCTTTAAAACTGTACATATTGGAAAATAAAGATTATTTTAAACAATTTATTAATGGTGCTGATGTAACTTGGTTAACTAAAGTTATTTATAGTCTAATTAAAAACAAACATTAAGTATGAGTATGGTTGATAATGATTTTTGGGATAAAGATGAATTTGAATTTTTTAATCAATTAGATGATAGCTCTAAACTGTTGTATATATACGACTTAATGATATCTGATTTTGATGATGAATTCATGTGGGGTGATGGTTTACAATCCGAAATATGGGATGAGATGGATTATGAAGTTGCTAACCAAGATACTTCATTATTTAAGCGTATTAAGATAACGGCTGAAACTTTAGATGATATTAAGGACATAGTAGATATGATGATGATGAATGGTTTAATTGTGACTGATAGTAATCTGAATATCACAACTGAAAATGTAGAAATGACATACACTCTACTATCTAAATCAAATCCAATATGTGTAAACTAACATTATGTCATCTATGATATGACATTTTGTCATATATTTTGGGTTGGTATACTAATTGATTAATAGTAAGTATAAATTATTTTAAAACTAAAAAAGAGTATATTATGCTATTAACAAGAACGTACAACAACGATTTTTTAAATGATGTATTTGATACATTTTTAAACTTACCAAAAGAATTCTCAAATGATTATCAGATTGATGGTGATACCATAAAGATGGAATATGAAGTACCAGGTTTATGTAAAAAAGATTTTACCATTACAGCCGATGGTTCTGTTTTAACAATCGATGGTAAATCAGATAACAGAACCTTTAGTAAAAAATTTAGAGTTAATAAAGATTTCGATATATCTAAAACTGAAGCTACTGTTAAAAATGGTGTATTGAATTTAACTATTCCAAAATTTGAAGAAAAGAAACGTAAGGTTATTGAAATTAATGTTAAGTGATGTTTAATAAAGAAGTTATAGAATCAGGTAATAAGTTATATTTAGTCATTAGAAAGATTCATATGCAACACAATCCAATAGTTAATAATTGGAAAGAACATCTAAGAGCAGATAGAGTCTTTAAGAGAGAACCTTACTTTTATTTTGTAAAAGACATTATAGATTTAGAACCTAATTAATTTTAACAATATCTTAACATAAGGAGGCTTGGAAAAGTCTCCTTTTTTTATTATCTTTACTATATAAAGAATATATAACTAAACATATTAATATGACGAATTTAGGATACGCATGTATTAACATGACGTTGGGTAAACAAAAACCCAAAATTACCACCAATCGTAGTATGATTAAACGAACCTTTTTAGAAAGAGGTATTTCATATGCGTCTGAGTTAGGTATACAAAATGTTAGAGATTTGATAGAGATTATCAAATGGAATCATCAGAATGATATTAACTTTTTTAGGATATCATCTAATATGTTTCCTTGGGCATCTGAGTACAAATTATCAGATATGCCACATTACCATCGTATCAGGAATTTATTGATTGGTGCAGGTAACTTAGCTAAGAAGTATAATCAACGTATAACGGCTCATCCTGGTCCGTTTAATGTATTGGTATCGCCTAATGAAAAAGTTGTTCAGAATACGATTACAGACCTTTCTATACATGGTGAGGTCTTTGATATGATGGGGTTATCACGTACACCTTATAACAAATTAAATATTCATTGTAATGGTGTCTATGGTGATAAAAAATCTGCAATGGATAGATTCTGTAAAAACTTTGAAAGACTTCCACATTCAGTACAATCTCGTCTTACTGTAGAGAATGATGATAAGGCATCTATGTACTCTGTAAAAGATTTGATGTACATACATGAACGAATTGGTATACCTATCGTATTTGATTACCACCATCACAAATTCAATACAGGTGGGTTATCTGAAAAAGATGCATTAGAGTTAGCTATGACAACATGGCCTGAAGATATTACACCAGTAGTGCATTATTCAGAATCTAAATCTTTACATGAGAACAATTCTAAGATTAAGCCACAAGCACATTCAGATTTTATATCTGATACTATTAAGACTTATGGTAACAATGTAGATGTAATGGTTGAATCTAAAATGAAGGAATTATCCATTTTACAATACAGACAAACCATCTTGGTATAGAATCTCCTTTAGGCTTGTTATATTATATTTATTTTATATTATTATTTTAATACTTATTATTAATGGGATTATTATTCCATTATACCTAATTTAATAAAAATTATTTAGTATAAATACAATTTTAATATTTAATAAAACTAATAATTCACAAAAAAATGAATAAAATATTTAATAGCCATAATATTTTTGTGGTATTGATGGTCAGTAGTACACTATTATTAGCAGGTTCAGCCGCATATTATTCTGTGTTTGGATTAAGTTCTTTGTTTGCTGGTGCTAGATTTGAAGTAGTCATTTTAGCAGGTGGTTTGGAATTTTCAAAACTAATAGTGGCTTCATATCTACATAATCATTGGAAAATTGCAGGTTGGATGAAATACTATCTATGTATTGCTGTTTTTATCCTAATGGTAATTACATCAGTAGGTATATACGGATTTCTAACTTCTGCATATCAAAAAACATCTGATGAATTGATGATTACAGATAAGAAAATATCAGTAATAGAATTAAAGAAAGATAGATTCCAAACTCAGTTAGATGGGGTTGTGGTTGAAAAGGAACAACTAAACACATCCATTTTAGAATTATCTAAGGGATTATCTAACAATGTTATTCAGTACAAAGATAAAGAGACTGGTCAGATTATAACAACTACATCATCATCAACTCGTAGAGCTTTACAAAAACAATTGGGTGATAATAAAGAGATATTAAATAAAGTATCACAAAAAGTAGAATCACTAACCGATTCTATAACTAAGTTAGATTTTCAAATATTAGATATTCAATCAAACAATGAGGCCGCAGCAGAGATAGGCCCACTACGATATCTATCAAAACTTACAGGCAAATCAATGGATGTTATTGTTAATTGGTTTACATTATTAATAGTATTTGTATTTGACCCATTGGCCATAGCTATGGTTATTGCATTAAACAAACTTACATCATTCGGTAAAACAGATAAGGTTGTACAACCGATACCATTTGAAATAGTTAATCCTACAAAAAAGACTGAACCTATTGATGATACTAAAGATGAAAAACCTAAAACCAAACCAAAACGACCAGATATAAATTTGTATAATGAACCACAGAAAGGTAGGTATAGTGATGGTGATAATGCAAATATGGGTAAATAAATTTGGAATATTGGAATATTTTTTGTATATTTAATAAAATTAATTTAAATAACAATATATGAGTTTGTATAATGATAACCGTACATCCACAACTGAATCGGATGTAAACTATACATCGACATCAAAGCAAGAACGTGATAGGTATTTTCAAGAATTTAGAGAATTTGACTATGGTATTGATATTAGTGATAATGTTATACTAATACAAGATGATATTCAAACAGGTTTACTATTTGATGTTATATCAAAAGTTAGATTACTCAAAAAGATTAATTCAGATTTAAAGTCTGTAACAATATTATTAAATTCAGGCGGTGGTGATGTTGTTGAAACTTTAGGATTAATAGATTACATTCGTTCATTAGATAGAGATGGTATAAAAACAAATATAGTATGTAGAGGTATGGCTATGTCGGCTGCAGCATTATTGTTAGCATCTGGCACTGGTCTAAGGGCGGCATCTAAACATTCAAAAATAATGGTACATCAATTATCATCATTTACGGCTGGTAAGTTATCTGATATAAAATCCAATGCTAGATTCGCTGAACAACTTGAAGAAGATTGTAATCAGATAATGGAAGATTGTACTAACAAAGATAAAACTTGGTGGAAAAACACCCAACAAAATGATTATTTTTTAACATCAGAAAAAGCATTAGAATTAGGTATAATAGATAAAATAATTTAAGTTATGGAAATGAATTACAAACCGTTAGGTGATAGAGTTGTTGTTGAGATAATTAAACGACATGACGAAAAAACAAAAGGTGGTTTATATAAACCAGCTGGTTCTGAAACAACAATGTTAGGTACAGTCATTGCAGTAGGTGATGGGTTATTTACACATACAGGTGATAAAATCCCAATGACAGTACAAATTGGTGATACAGTATTATTGGATGGTACTGGTTTTAAACATAAGAATGGTGGTAAAACATACCACATATTCAGAGAGAGTGAATTATTATCCATATTAAATGAGGTGTAATTCATTGATATTCAATCAGTTACGCCGTTCACTATCATCACAACACATTGATAATCAATAAGTTAACAATTAAAAATTAAACTATGGTACACATTTTAGATGAAAATAAAATCCAAGAAAACTACAATAAGTTTAGAAAACTAATCAACCAAACTTTTAATGGTGATAGATTGGAATCCTTAAACAATATGTACGACCATATTGAGGATAGAATTATTCTAACACCAGCGTCATCAACAGAACATTTTCATAATGCGTTTGCGGGTGGGTACATCGACCACATACTTAGGGTTACTAGAAATGCAGTAAAAGTATATGACTTATATACTGAATTGGGAATTGGTGATGGTGGTTATGATAAAGAAACTGTAATATTTACAGCACTACATCACGACTTAGGAAAAGTTGGTAACGCTGATGAGAGTTGGTATATTCCAAACGATTCACAATGGCATATTGAGAATCAAGGTAAAATTTATAAAACTAATCCATCAATGCATTGGATGAATCTAAATGATAGAACCTTTTGGTTGTTAAATCATTTTGGAATAAAAATATCAGAGGTTGAATATTTAGGTATTAAACTAACTGATGGGTTGTATGATGAATCTAATAAAGAATACTATATTTCATACAATAAAGATAACTCATTAAAGACTGGATTACCTTTTATCATGCATCAAGCTGATATTATGGCCGCAAGATATGAGAATGAAAGATGGTTAAAACTTAAACAAAATAAAATTACAAATAAAAATGTAGGCGGCAGACCATCTAAAAAACAAAAATTAAAAGAAGTAAAAATGCCAGAGAAGATTGATTTCAAATCTATATTTGGTGATACTAATGTTAAAAGTTAAACTGTGCAATATGATTATCACCACATCATTTCTTATTATATCCATACTTACAATCATAACTCAAGTGTTTGTAATACGTAATTTATTAATCAAATATGAAATTATGGAAGATGAATTACAAAATACAGATGAATTTTTTTCTGACTTATATGAGAGTTTAAAGTTAGGATATGACAGAATGAAAAAAATAGACCGATTGGGTTCATTTGAATCTGATGATGAATCAGGTTATATATTTGAACAGATAAAAAATTCAATGGAATTATTGAATAGTAAATTAGATTTAGATGCCACGCAAGAGAAAGAATAAAAGGTATTTCACAAAAATAACAGAGATAGCTATAAACGCTTATAATAATTGTGAAGACCAAAGATTAAAAAATAAAATCTATAACAGATTTATACATTACCCATTTAATAAGTTAGCTGAGAATGTAATTCATACATACAAAACATACTACTTTGATGTACCATATGAGGATGTAAAAGCAAGTGTTGTTGCTTTCTTGAATGAAAAGATACATAAGTTTAATGGTGATAATGGTAGAGCATTCTCATATTTTACAGTTGTAGCTAGAAACTATCTTTTCAATGAAAATAATGCAAATTATGCCCGAATGAAAGCTAGAGATGATATATCAAAAATTGATACATCACGTAATATTACAAATGAGGTTGTGGCGCATAACAATAGAGAATCAAAATGTGATTTTATAGACCAATATGTTGAATACATCGATATCCATTTGTTTGATTTATTTCTAAAGGATAGAGATAGAGCTATAGCTGATAGCATAAATGAGTTATTTAGAACTCGTAATGATTTGTATTCATACAATAAGAAAGCTCTTTACATACTTATTAGAGAGAGAACAGGAGTTCATACACAGTATATAACAAAAGTTGTTAGTAGATTAAAACGTATATATGCTGAATTACTAATTGAGTATAATAAAGATGGATATTTATCCAATAGTTATAAGTTGAAGGAATTTAATGAATAAGGATACAGAACTTTTTAAGGGTAAGTCATTCGCTGATATCATGTCAGATATCTACACGAATTCAAAAAAGAAAGATAGACAACTCAAATTACTAATAGCTCAATTAGAACCATTGGTAAAGGATATAAATGATGCAACTGTGGTTGTACCTTTGATAAAAGAGTACATGGAAGTATCGGTTAGGAACGATGAACAGATAGTTAAGTTAGCGGCCATAATTCAACGAATGATGAAAGATGTAAATTCTGATGATTCTGATGGTGGGCTTGGATTAACTGATGAGGAAAAAAGACAACTACTACAGAACGCAAAAGATATTGATGATAAGATTGATTCATTAAAAAATGATGGAGATGGTGAATGAGTTATAAAACAGGCACTATTGCAAGTGTAACTTTAAATGATAGAGATGTAAATGAAATTTATAGTGTTCAAGTTCATTGTGGTGATGGATTCACATTAACGGCATATCCGTTAGATTCTAATATAGCTAGAATACCACTTGTTGGTGAAACCGTTTTGTTATTTAGTGGTATTGGTGTTAACAGAAATTTGGGTGGTAATTCACGATTATACTATACAAGTCCTATTAAGTTACAACTCAATCCAAACAACAATTCGTTACCTTTATCAAATGTACCTACATCAACACAACCTACAAATCAATCATATGATGAGGCATCAGCTGGAAATCCAACTCCAAGTAATGTTGATGATGATACTGATTTAGGTGATGGGTTTGAAGAAGATTCTAACATAAGCCCACTACAACCATTTATTGGTGATGTTTTGATAGAGGGTAGATTCGGACATTCACTTAGATTTGGATACACACCAAATACAACAGAGACTTCACAACGACCATCATGGTCATCAAACAATAGTTCAGACCCAATAACCATACTATCTAATGGCAGAGGTTCACAAGGTGAATATAATAAGTTTATAATAGAGGATGTTGATGATGATAAATCATCAATGTGGATGACATCAACACAAAAGATACGACTATCAACTTCACAAAACAATTTAGGTACAGGTGTTCAATCACCAGCACAATATGATAACGCATCAATCATATTAAACTCAGATAGATTATTACTGAATGCTAAATCAGAGAGAATAATACTAAGTGCATCTGAAACAGTAAATGTAGCTACACCAAATTGGGCAATGGATTTAGATTCACTATTTACAGAGATTAAAAATTTAATTGATAAAGTCATAGATTTAAATGATAATGTAGAAAAAGCTCACGAGGAAATCGCATCAATTGCATTAGCATCATCAGTAATGACACATAATGTTACTGCACCTGGAGCTCCAACAGGCCCACCAATTAATATAGCATCTTTTATACAATCACAAACCAAAGCTAATGTTAATAAGGTACAGACCCAAACAATAAAACAGAGTATACAGAACATCCTACAAACCATTAGTAGAATGGAGCAGTAGTAAAACCAAACATTTTGATATTTATATAAAAACTATTACTATGGATACAAGACAAACAGTAAAATTAATAGAAGCAATCGTTAGAAAAGTGGTAAGAGAGGAACTCAGACCAATTATTAAAGAGGTTAAACAAACTAAACCTAAGAAAACCAAACGTGTTAAAAAGGTTAAAGATGTTGACCCATTTGATGTATCACATATATTTAAAAATAATGGTACATTAAATGAACAGACATCAAAACCCAAACCTAAAAAAAACTTTTCCAAAGATAAGGTTTTAAATGGATTACTTACAGAAACTTATGAAAGTGATGAATGGAGAAATATGAATGGTAATTCAATGTATACATCACAAAACGCTCAAGGTTTTGGTAGAGCTAATATGGCAGAGATGATTGGATATGGTAGTTCACAACCAACTGTTAATAATATGGCACCGACTGTTGACCCTGATGGTAGACCGATGGATGTTAATTTAGAGGGAACTGGTGTTGGAAAAGCACTAACGAGAGATTATTCAGCTTTGATGAAAAAACTAAACTCTAAAAAAGGAGTATAGCTAAATGGCTCAACGAAAAGAATATTTCTATAACCCATTAGATTTAGAAAAAGATATAGCTATTGGTATAACGCTTCCATTTGGTAAAAATAAAAATGGTGGTTTATTCAATCTTAGTTACACAACTGAACAGCAGGCAATATCTAATCTAAAGAACTTACTATTGACAAGAAAAGGTGAAAGGCCGTTTCAACCAAACTTTGGGTCTACCATACCATCTTTATTATTTGAACCAATGGATAGTAATTTGGAAACAAGTATAGATGAATCTTTAAGAGAGGATATTTCTTTTTGGTTACCATATATAGTAATAGATGAAATTGAAAGTAATGTTGATTTTGATAGAAATAGTATAAGTGTTAGAATAAATTTTAAAGTAACAGAGCAGGGAGCTAATACACAAATAATTATATTCGTTGATTCTGCCGGAGTTACGGATATACAATAATAGGTGGTAAATATGCCAAGTAGTACAAAAAAATATGATTTAGTACAAAAAGAAGTAAGTTTAATAAACAGAGATTTCGGCCAATTTAGAAAAAATCTCATAGATTTCGCTAAAACTTATTTTCCAAATACATATAATGATTTTAATGAATCATCGCCAGGTATGATGTTTATAGAAATGGCATCTTATGTTGGTGATGTATTATCATTTTATACAGATACTCAACTCAGAGAATCATTACTAACTAATGCAGAAGAAAAGGTAAATCTATTTAATTTAGCCGCGGTATATGGATATCAACCAAAAAACACTTGTCCAGCCACCACCACATTGGATGTATTTCAGTTAGTACCATCAACGGGCACAGGTGACAATGTTAAACCTGATATGAGTTATGCACTTAGAGTATCGGCTGGTATGACTGTGGGTTCTTCTGAATTTGATAATGTTGAATTTACAACTACTCAAGCAGTTGACTTTAATACATCATCATCGTTTGACCCTATGGAAATATCAGTTTATGAAATTGATACTACAACAAGTAAACCAACATTTTATCTTTTAAAGAAACGAGTTAAAGCATCAAGTGGAACTACCAAGTCAAGTACATTTACATTTGGGTCACCACGTATATATGATAAAATAAAAATAACAGATACTAATATAATAAGAGTTAAGTCTATTGTAGATAGTGATGGTAATGATTGGACTAAAGTTCCATACTTAGCTCAAGATACAGCATTTGAACAAGTTGAAAACAATGAAAATAACTCAACAGAGTTTTCACCATATAGTGGTAATACACCATTTTTACTACAACTAAAACGTATACCACGAAGATTTACCACAAGATTTGAAGATAATGAAAACTTGGTAATACAATTTGGAGCTGGTATATCGGCAAATGCTGATGAGGAAATAGTACCAAATCCATCCAATGTAGGTTCTGCTTTATATTCGGCTATTGGTGATTTAGACCAAGGCATTGACCCATCTAACTTTTTATATACAAAAACTTATGGAGTAGCACCATCAAGTACAACACTTACAGTTGAGTATGTAGTTGGTAATGGTGTTATAGATAATGTACCTGCTAAAGACTTAGTAAATATAACAGGTATAACTTCAACAGTTGGTAATGAGGCTAGTTTAGACCCTACGTTATTAGGTGTAGTTAGAAGTTCAGTTGCGGTTACAAATCCAGACCCTGCGATTGGTGGTAGTAGTAAAGAGAGTGATGAGGAAATAAGACAAAATGCAATGGCTTATTTTGGAGCACAGAATAGAACAGTAACACGAGAGGATTATATAATGAGATGTTATGCAATGCCTGCTCAATTTGGTTCTATCGCAAAGGCATACTTAGTTCAAGATTATCAATTAGAAAACAAAACAGTAAATGGTCAATTAGTACCTGCAGAAATACCTAATCCATTGGCACTTAATTTGTATACATTAGGATATGATGCGGCTAAAAAATTAACACAATTAAATCCGGCTACAAAAAACAACCTAAAAAATTACATATCATATTATCGTATATTAACCGATGCTATCAATATTAAAGATGCATTTATAGTCAATATAGGTATTGATTTTGAAATTATAACTTTACCTAATTACAACTCTAATGAGGTATTGTTACGATGTGTTCAAGAATTAAAAGATTATTTTGATATAGATAATTGGAAAATAAATGAACCTATATATTTATCTAAATTATATGTTCTACTTGATGGAATCAGAGGTGTACAGACTGTAGTTAGACCAGATAATACAGGTAAGGGTGGTTTAAATGTATTCAATAGGTTTAATGATAATTATTCACCAAATAAATATAGTATTAGAAACGCAACACGAGATGGTATTATACACCCACCTAAAGACCCATCAATATTTGAGATAAAATTTCCAGATGTTGATATACGTGGTAGGGTAGTAACTGCTACATTTTAAGGAGATATAACAAATGATATTTAGAATTTTTGGACAAAAGGATACTACTATATACGAGCAAACACTTCGTAAAACTCAAAATGCGGGTGTTGATGAGATATTAGAGGTTACTAAATTCTTTGATGAAGAAACTGAAACAAGTTTTGAGGGTAATAGTAGGGTATTAATACAATTTGATATATCTACGTTATCATCATCTCTTGCAAGTGGTGATATAGGTGCAAACTCTAAGTTCTATCTAAATCTATCATCCACAGAACAAACAGAGGTTCAAGCAGAATACGATTTACAGATATATCAAGTATCACAGAGTTGGACAGAGGGTATTGGTCAGTTTTTTGATAATCCTAAAACCGTAGATGGTTGTTCTTGGGAGTTCAGAAATGATACCGATAAGTGGTTGACTGGTTCATTCGCAGTAGGTTCAACGGGCTCTTCTCAAATAAATAATGGTGGTGGTACTTGGTATACGGCATCATTTATTGGAACTGAATACTCACAAACATTTAATAAAAGTACAAATGATTTAGGTGCAGAGGTAACAAATTATGTTTTAGATTGGATAAGTGGTTCAAGAGATAATCATGGATTCTTAGTTAAGAGAACAGATACCGCTGAGAGTGGTAGTTCAAAATTTGGTTCATCTAAGTTCTTTTCAAACGAAACACATACAATATATGTACCAACTCTTGAAGCCAGATGGGATGATTCATCTTTCCAAACAGGCTCATTGGAAGAATTGACTGAAGAAGATATTTTAATATATCCAAAGAATTTAAGAGCTGAGTATAAAGAAACATCAAGAGGTAGAATCAGAATAGTTGGTAGAGAAAGATATCCAGCAAAAACATTTGGTATCACATCTGATTTTACAACAGTTAAATATCTACCAACATCATCATACTATCAACTCAGAGATGCAGAGACAAATTTAGTTTTGATACCATTTGATACATCTTACACTAAGATAAGTTGTGATTCAACAGGTAATTTCTTTGATTTTAGATTTGATACATTACAACCAGAAAGATTTTATCAGTTTGAGTTTAGAATTGATAGAGGAACAAAACGAGAATTTTTTGATGGATACATATTTAAAGTAGTTAGATAATGGCAAACAGAGAAATTACAAGAAATGTTTTTAGACAAATCATATCCAATGGGTTAGACCCAAATGGTGTATTTACAGATTATGAATCTCATTTACTTGAAATGGGATTAACTGTATTTAATCAAGATATATACGATAGAATACTTGAAAGAGTATCAGAAAGATTTATTTTTGATGCAGGTACACTACCTGATACAACTCCAAGTATCATTAGTGAGCGAGGTTTTATAAATAAAAATCTATTTATTAATCCAAGTTTAGAAACTATAGTTAATGTTACAATGTATGGTGGTGGTAAACAAATAACATTAAAACCGACAAAAGGTGACTTCATACGTAGAGAACTTAGAGATGATATTTTAAAAGCTGATGACCAACACGCATTATCACCAAATCGTTTTAATACTGTACATGAAGTAATATACCAACCACCACTCGAACAAGGTTCACAGTTAAAAGTAAAACCAGTTGGATTTCAAACTTCTTTTGATGCAGCGGATAATTTTAACCCAACACTCTCTAAAAGTTTTCATTGTGTAAAAGAATGGGAATTTGATAAAGACCCTGCTTTAAGAGACTTACTCAATAGTATTTCTGGCGACTTTCGTAACAAACCACAGACAAAATTACTTGAACGTATATATAAAGATAAAGATAATGGTGGCTGGGGCAACTTTCCAAATGTTAGAGATAAATTTGATGATTATATTAATAAACCTTTTACAGCTTTAGTATTTGAGGTACTTGGAAATGGCACTGTAAACCAAATACATAAAATTGGTGGTATTTACCTTACTGGTAATTCATCCCAGTCACCCGGTCGAGATGGGGATGCTTATAGGAATGCTGGAGGCTTTGGATTCCAAAACTTATAATAAAAAAAGAATAAAAAATGATTGATAGATTTCAAGACGAAAATATATTACTGAACTCTAAACAACCTGAAGAGAATGTTCCATTATTTGATATAGCGGATATCAATAAAATGGGTAGTGGTCAAATAAGAACGGATTACGAGGTGTTACCAGTAAATGACTCACAGCAAGAAGTTCATATATATTCAGGTGATAATCTAATACAATCCACAATAATCACATCACCTACTGAAAAAATTGTAGATGGTGAACGTTTTTTGGAACTTAGACCAGAATATGATGTTAGAACATCGGGTATTGATAGAGGTTATTATAGTATAGTATATAACTTTTTAACTAAACTTACAACAAACAGTCTAAAAATAGAAAGAATATCTGGTGATGGCACTGAGATAGAATTATCTACAGACACCGCAGGAGATTTTACACGTTTAAATGCAAGTGAACAACTTACAGACCTATTTGGAGGGCCCAACACAACCGCTAAAAACTATGTATTAAACTTTGGTGGTAATGATTTAGCACTAATAACAGATGTTAGTTTCCAAAGTAATATAGCAGAACGAATTGGTGAAAAAATAGTTAATGTTCCGTTTCCAACTGGTTCATTTACTGGTACTATTTCTTTCAAATCTGTAATTAAAGATACGAATGGTAATGTAGTTTTTCAACCAGATGATAACCAAACAAGTATTGATATAGAAGTGGAAAATCAAAATACGACATTTTTTCCATCAATTATAGATTTCAGAGATGACCGGCAGTTTTATATAGAATGTACTGATTTTTCCAACAATGGGGGCCCATCTATTAGAGATGATGATAATAATATTTTAGAAATTAAAGGGTTAAGACCAACTGGT